ATCATTACAAAGATTGGTAATCTTTTAATGATAACTTATAAAACGTATCGATATTACAGTTTACTGTATTTACCATACCTCTACTCGTTATAGATTTTAGACTATAACTTGATTGCCTCCGACTTTACTGGTTTGCCCCGGTGAGTTCGTCTTGTAGTTTGGTTAAGACTACAGTCTTACGCACCGGATCTAAAACATCCGCGAAAGCAAAGGTCAAGCTAGGTTTCGTCATATATAATTTCTTATAATGAATAAACCATCAAGAACAACCTACTTCCCGAGGGGATCAATGAGTCGAATAAAACTTCTTGGAGAACAACTTAATGTTCCCCAATCAGATCTAATCTTAGGCCGATATGTGGATCTAGCGGCAAAGCTAGAAAAGCATAAAGGTAGAACTCACGCTACCAAGTTGCTTAAGGAATATTATAATTCACTTAAGTCCTGCTCGATGGGGTGCATAATCCCAAACAGCAGTACTTGGAGCAAAACATCCAGGCGTGGTCTTCAAACGTCCGTTGAGAGGGTTATTACTCCTCTCGACTTATCGAATGATAATCACGCAAGGTGGCTTCTGTCCCTATTCTCGTTATACGAGACATGGAAATCAGGTGTCTGCTTGACAGACCTTGAGACTTTAACTTCACAAAGGAAGATCTCTTGGAATGCAGATACGATTAAGGAGTTTAGAGCAAGTGTGAAAGCTTCTGTAAAGATGCTTAAACGCTCTCGTCGCGTTGTGAAGTTAAAACCAGCTCTTCAGTTAGATTATTTAAGTCTAAAGGGAGGCCCTTGCGGGCAAGCTACTTTAACCGCACACCATGACGCTTCTAAACTGCTTGCTGAAGGGAACATGGTTAGGAAAATAGATAAGCTAAGAGATAAGCTAGAAGTAAAATACTCATCAAGTGAGTCCTTTTACAACGAACTTAAATCGGTCGCCGACCTATCTACTAAAGATGTTTCCCGAGTACCCATACTTAAGACTCTTGCCATACCTGACAAGGGTCCTAAGGTGAGAACAATAACTATAGGTAATTATTACTTACAGAAATATCTCAGAGGAGTTCATCAACCCCTCATGGGAACTCTACGTAACATCCCTGAGGATGGAACGTACCAGCAAGACAAAGCAGCCCAAGCTGTTAAAGCTTGGACAGATCAAGGCTACCAACCTTGGTGCTTTGACTTAACGTCCGCCACGGATTTATTTCCAGTTATAATCCAGTACATTGTCATGTCTGAATTGTACCCGGAATTAGCCAGAGAATGGTATTCGATTATGCGTAAAGCAAAATCTTATGACATTACTCGGCAGACAGAGTTTGAATTTAACGTTGGTCAACCAATGGGGTTATATTCCTCATGGGCAGCTTTCGCTATAACTCATCACTGTCTTATCCGATTTGCATTTCGCCTTGTTAAAGAAGACTTTAGAGAGAACTATTACATCATCGGAGACGATGTAGCAATTCTTAACTCTAAAGCTGCAGTGAAGTACGAGGAGCTTATCACTGGGCTTGGTGTTCCAATATCCAAGTCCAAGAGCATTACACCTTACAATAAAGTGCAATACTCACTACCCTCCGCAGAACTAGCTAAACGCTATTTCAGAAGAGGTGTGGAGATTACTCCTGTACGCCCCTATGATTTAGATTCCCTTTCGGGTAGTTCATATCCTCTAGCTTTAGAGTTTCTGAACAATCTTCATCATAGGTGGGGGCGCGAGGTAATGGATTCTATCCTTACCGTCGATCCCGTCATTGTAGAAAGTCCTTTCCTCAAATGGGTCGATAAAGTCCATAGGAAGAAACTCCTTCTTATTTCCTTAAAGTCACCCCTAGGCGCCCTCCTTGGAGGGGTAACCGTCGATTGGTGGCCAAAAGATAAGTATAATATGTCTTATTTATATGCATATAAAACTGTCTTTGGAAATAAGGTAACAGACTTAGTTGAGAAGATACATTACATATCAACTCATCAAAGAATGTTATTGGGCAATGACACCCAACCTGAGTATAATGAGTTTCTTAACCATCCTTTACATAAAAGTTTAACACTTTTAGATAAGGATATTAAGAACGTATATCACCTGTTTAATCAAGATGAACTTGGTTTACAAGAGATATATGCCCTAGGAATTAACCTAGAACTCGCTATATCTATGATAAAGGACGGTAAGACCTATAGAGATTATAAGTCTCTACGACTTAAACGCTCTTTAGCAAAAGCTACCGCCACACTGGATGTGTGGGCGACGATGACCAGAGAATTTGGGTACAAACCCAAAGACGATGGTTATCCTCAGGTAGGATCTATATGTTATATTTCTTACGATCCTGGATGCTATGATTATTAATCATAGGTGTCTTTAGAAAGTAAGAGGACATAGAAGTTCACTTTCACATTCTGGGGGGTTA